TGTCTCGTTCACAAACTGCAGGTCGGCATTGCTGATCTGCGAGCTTCCAACACCTTCCTTGAGGACCGACAGCACCAACTCATTGGCGTGCTTTTGGTATTCCTGCGAGTTTGCCAACTTCTTCGGGTCAACTCCGGGCGCTCCGATGGTTTCAAAGAAGTTCGCCAGCTTGGTTCTGTCCCCAGCAAACGAGCCCGAGTAAATGCCGTTTTGCACAGCATCGCGCATCGCTTGAACACGAGCCACCGCGCCCACTGACTTGTCAGCCGCGTCACGGTAGCTGTCCAGTTGTTTGGCGTCCAACTTTGCCAGCTCTTGCGTGAACGCAGCTTCAGCAGGCGGCATGTTGACTGACGTTCTGGCTGCGCCGGCTGCCGCAATGCGCTGTTTCGCTTTCAACACGCCTTCGTCAATCTTTGCCGGGCCGCCCGGCTGCAAGACGACGCCTGTCGATGCAATGCTTTCAGGGGTCTGCGTCACCGTCTGCTGACCCGTGATCGTTGGCCGTCCAGTGAACGGATCGACTGCCTGCGTGGCTTTGGTCCCGCCCAAGTCAACCGTGCTGACTGTCGGAAGCTGCCGGTAAGCCTCGGTCACTGCGCGAAGCTGGTTTTGACGCCACGCCTCAAACGCGGATTGATCGGTCGGAATCTGCGATTCTTTGGCTTGTGCATCTGCCATCGACCAATAGCCTTGCGTTACGCCTTGGTTGACTTGCCTCCGAGCCTCTTGCGGGGTCTGCGCCGTCTGAAGCGACAAAATGCCGTGTTCAAGCAAAGCCTTCCGGTTTGCAATGTCTTTTGCTTTTGTGTCTGCCAAATCCTTGCCGGCCGCCGCTTCGCCCTTGGTACGCTCAATTGCGCCTTTTTCCAAAGCGTCGGCTTGCATCAACAGGCCCGGCATTCCGGTTGCTCTCAGCCGTTGGACCAAAACCCGGGGATCACCGCCCGACTGCGACGCGGCGACACGCAATGCTTCGCGCTCCGCAGCCGATTGCCGCAGTTGGTCTTGTGTCTGCATAGCCGTCAGGTCGGCGATGGCGTTCTGCCGCTTTGCCCCCTGCAGTTGAGTCTGCAACAGGTCGCGTCGGTCCATGTCGCCTAGGTAATCCAAGACCGACCGAACGGGCTGTGCGTAGGCTGCAAAGATGTTTTCAGCAGGCATCACGGACCTCCATACGGGTCAACAGCGTAGTTCGGCAGGTTGTACTCACGATTGATCGACGGTCCGCTGGTGCCACCAAACTGTCGGGCGCCTATGGCTCCGATCTGGTTGATCGCGTTGCCCCAGATGTTGCCCTGAGCCAGTTGCGCCGCGCCGGTCGCGTTGCCTTGTGCCGTGCGCAGGTTGCCGATAGCGTTTGCGCTCTGTGCGCCAGCGGCTGCACTGCTGGCCGTGGAAGACTGCCCAATGCCGGCAAGCGCTGCCAAGCGGTTGAGTCGATCTTGGCGGCGCTGATAGGCTGCGTTGTAGCCGGATGCCGCTGTGCCGACGTTGAACCGGCTTGCAGCCTTCAAAGAAGCCCCGCTAAGCCGGCCACCGGAAGCCGCGAAACGTCGATCCAGAGCCTGCTGTCCTTGGTCAAGCCCGAACTGATAGCCCGGATCAGACATGACCTCTTCGGCCGTAACTGGTGTGTTGATGTCGCCGGCAAGTTGCCGCAGCGCGTTGACTCCGGTCTCCCGATAGTCGCGGCCGTCTTCACGTTGAAGGTCAAACTGCCGGCGCTGTTCCGCAATGGCCTCGGCTGAGCTTTGGCTTTGAGTGTCGGCAGCGCGCCTGGCTGCGCTGCTCTGCATTGAAGAACTGATGATTGCGCCGCCTGCGGCGATGGCTGCTGCTCCCCACGGCACTTTAGTTCCCCCTTCGGATGCAAACGATCATGGTCACACGCTCATAAGCGGTTTGGTTTGTGACCCAATGCTCATGTTGATTGTCAAACCAAAACAAGTCACCCGGTTGCGTCTCAAGGCTTGCGCCTTCAAAGCAGAATTGCTGCCCGGGCGCGCTGGTGATCTGCACGCCAAACTTCTCATATTGTCGAGCATGCCAGCCCGGGTCGGTGTGTGGCTTGCAGGTTTTGCCCGCAGGAATGCGCGTGATGAGAATTCCACCCAACTCGACGCCATCTACAGAACGCATGATGTCCAAGCACAAGCGTTTGATGCCGAGCACATCCGCTGCTGGATACCAATGAGCCTCATGCGGCAGGCCGTCTTCTGCCCTATCTGCATCACCAAACCGCGCCCAAATGTCATCTAGCCCATAGTGCGGGCTTTGCGGGTCTGTGGTGCGGGCATTGTTTTGGTTCCACAGCTCGGGGTGCTGCTGAAGCGCCCAATAGATAGGCGCCACCGGCAAGCCTTTGTCTAGCAGTCGAATGGGCGTCACAATACACCATCCTGGACCCGCTGGTCACGCTCAGCAAGCATTGCATCTGCCATTGCAGCGCACTCAGGGATCGGCCGCTGAACCGCCGCGTCGCGCGTGGTTCCAGGATGAAGGCTCATACTGACCACGGATGCAAAGTACACATCCCAGGCGTTGCGCCGCATCGTCAGCCATAATGGGGTTTCTTCGTTCATGATCCCGTGACCTCACGGCCAGTGCTGCGAATCACGATGGCTGTTGCAGAACTTGCCAACACGCTGATAAACCCGCCTGGCTCCAAACTGTGCCCGCAAATCTCGGGGAACGTGTCCGTCGCGCCTACTGCGATAGCGCGCGTCACCGTGATGTTGGATGCTCCCGCCGTCCCGCCATTCGGCACCAGCTTGATAGTCAGCGTGACCGCACCACCGGAGCCGTTGTAGCCGGTGAATTTGTCGATGATTGTCCGCAGCCCATTTGCTGTGTATTCCGTTGCTTCCGAGCTTGAAGCGTATTTGGAAACAATGAGCGGTTTCGACGTAACTGTCATTTTTGGCCTGTTTATGTTGCGTTCAAACCAACGCCAAGCGACGTTGAATTATCGTTCACCAGCGACACAATGAGTTGCTTCAGGATTAAAACATCCGCTGCAAGCTGGTTGACTTTGGTCGCGATGGCGTCAGCTTGGGCTGCTGTGGAAAATCCGTAGGGCGCAACGTTTGTTGCTGCCGTCGTGGCCAGGTTTGAAAATGTCGCGTTGGGTATGGTGCGCGAAGCGGTTGCGTATGTCTTGATGTAAGCCGCTGCCTGTAGTGCCCCCGCCGTGCCGTACATCCCCACCATGCCGCCAAGAATCCCAAGCCGGCAAATCGGGTCGCCGACTCCGGGCACGCTGTATAGCGTTGGTGCCAACGCTAAGCCATCCATGTCCGCCGACATCTGCTGCGCCTCAGCAACAATAGAATGCACGCTAGATTCCAGTGCCATGACGGCTTCTTCGGCCGCTTGCGGCGCCTGACGCACTTCTTGACGCAAATCGTTGATGTTGGCTTTTGCCTCTTCAATGCCAGCGTCGTCAAACTGCGACAAAGACAGGTCGTTTGATCCCGCACCCGTGGGGCCGCCCACCCGCTGCGTGATGTCATTTGCCCATCGATACCAATCGGCCGACATCGGAGTATTTGCGGCAACGGGAACAGTGGCGCGGGGGATGGTGACCAGAGTCATGCAACCGCCGCTTCTTGAATGGTCAAGGGGACTGCATCCGTGCACCGGAACCGGAACACGCGGCCACCGCCAGCGGGGCAGGTTCCTTGCGGACCCCAGCGAATGCGCCGATTGCGCTGCCCAACCACGCCAAGGCTGCGGCGTTGGGGGCCGTAGAACACGGACCCCCCATCGTTGCTGACTTCTAGCGTGATCGACCCTTCAACCGTCGATCCTGTCGTGCAGCGGAGCTCCACCGACCGATAGATCGTCGGTTCTTGGCTTGGGGCCACCAAGTGCGGCCAGGTGCGTTCACGGGCCAGAACATCGCCCGCTAAAGTGTAGTAATCGCGGCTGTAGCGGTACAGCTTGGACCCTGCAGACACATATTGCCGGCCATTGAAAAATGTGCACCGCTCCGCGCGAAACGGCTGCCATTCGCCTGCCACCAACTCAGCCCGCTCCGTCCACATCTGCGTAGCGGCGTTCCATGAAAAGGTGGTTTCCATCCCGGGGGCTGTGACACACCAGAACTCTGCCCCAGCATCTTGATACACCCAGCACACCGCGTTGGTGTAGTCAGCGGCAGCCAGTTGTTGTTCGACGCATTGGTCGCTGATCCGCACGGGTTGATAGCCGTCCATGCGATAGACGTATGGCCCGCCCCGCTCTGTCTGCCCAACCCACACCAGAGTGTCCGCAACTCTAGCTACAGCCCGGGGGCCGACCAAACCCACGTCAATCGGCGTGCCTTGATAGCGCACTAGCGGAAAGTCGGGGTCGCCGCTGTTGATCCAAACTTCCGTTGAACGAACCGCAAACAGATACAGCTCACGTTTACGCACAATCTGCCGCACGATGTTGTCGGGCTGGCTGTCTGCGCTGCTGAAGTCCAGCGGGTCCAGCGATGCGGCGTTGTCTACTGCGCTGATGTAGAACTGGTCGGTGTTTGGGGCCACAAAAACAAAGTAGCCGTCAATGTAGTCCACCGCGCTCGACTGACGCCAGCCAGGTGACGTGACTTGTGCAATGGTGTTTGTGTCGAGGTTCAACACAAAGTAGGTTGCCCCATCCACGATGGCGAGTTGCGAAACCCCGTTCACCATTGAAACATTGGACGAACCAACACCAAGCGTGCCACGGTCAGTGAACGCCTCGGCACTGCTCATCTCTTTTAGGGCGCTGCCGACTGCCAGGAACATCCGGCCGTCAGCGTTGAACATGCCTCGAATGTCTGCGCCTAGGTCCGACACAAGCGACAACCCCGGTACGCTTTCCAGCACCAGCGGCGGATCGCTGCCGAACCCCTCCACCGCCATCGGGTACATATTGATGGTGCGTTGGACGGCGGTTTTCTTGTCCTTCAGGTAGTAGGACGGACCAACGCACCGGGCTTCACGTTGCCCAGCCATTACGGCAAAAACCCGTTAAAGATGTTTCCGCGCACAGAGTTTCCTCCACCGCCGATGATTGCAGGCTGCATTGCACGCGCAGTCAAAGCGCGTTTAGCGTTGGCTGCTGTCCGTACAATGTTAGGCGGGATGGCGCCCAAAATGCTAGGGGCCATTCGTTCAGCCAACATGGCCGACATTGCCCCACGCCAGCCCTGCGGCATGAAATAGTCCGTATCCAAGTCCGCAAACTCGGTGATTGAGCGCTTGATGCGCAGCGTGATCGTCTGCCCCGTCGCGCCGGGGTACAGGAACACGGTTGACTGCCCGTCATAGGCCAGATACTGCGGAAAGCCGCCTGATGTGGTCTTGACGCTGATGTCATCCTGATATTGCTGCATCGTGATGATGGCAATAGGGAAGTCATAGCCTCCGGGGTTGTATGTCGCGCCCAAGAGGTCGTCACCCGGCAGGACGTTGGCCCAATCGGTGCCAAGCGTTGCGGTGATGCCCGTGATCGTCGTCAGCGAGTTTTCGAGCGTTTCGCGCCAAAGCATTGAGCCCGCGCCGCTGATTTCGTCGGTAATTTCGTTCAGGCCAACCAAGCACGGCGCCGCTAGATCAGCATCCAGCGTCTCACCCGGCGACAGCCGGTTAAGGTGCACCGTAAGAGCGCTAGTGATGATTTGGCGGGCGGTCGTCAAGGCAGCAGCTCAATCAATCGGGCCAGGCCCAAGCGCTTGTCATAGGCAATGCCTGCGGCGTCCAGTTCGGCGCGCACAGATGCAACCGTGCGGCCATCGCCGTCCGGCACTTCGTCGGCGGGCAATTCCAAGGGAGCAATGGGCTCAACCACCAGCGCTGGCAGATAGCCGGCTGCCGTCAAAGCTGCGTGCTCTGCTTCGTTGTTTGCCACGGCAAACCCAGGCTTTGCGCCTTCGGTCTTCATGTTCAATGGATACATCAAACTTGTTCCTCGGTCCAAGATACTTCAATGTCAAGCGCATTGCCCGATACGGTGGTGCCGTCGTAGTTGATGCAGATTGACTCCAAAGCTGAATTCAGTGCCGGCTGTTTGGACGCGATGCCGTCATAACTTACCAAAACTCCGTGATTGTTGGCCGTTGATGCGGTACTTAAACCAAGTCGGACAGCCGTCAGGTTTCCAGCCGCAGTGCCCAACGCTCCGGGGTTTGCCGTGTACGCGCGCACTGTTGCCAGGGATGCCAAAGTGTCGCGCGTGTCCAGCAGAACGGGCGTCACTGCGGTAGATGTCCCCGTTGTGTTCAACGAAGAACGTTTGATAATGATGATGGGAATTGAAGCCGCCGCCGTGGCAATGCCGCTGATGCGAATCTGGTAAATCTTGATGCGTCGGCCATCAGCACCAGTAATGGTAAAAATGTCGGTTGCCGAAGCAGCCGCAACCAGCCCGCTGATTGCGGCACAGAATGCCGGAGCACTAGGGGCAACAATGTTTGTTTCACCGGGCATGTCGTGCTTTCAAAAAAGGGCGCCGGCCTTGTTAGCGCGGCGCCCTGAACCACTTGCACCAAAGATCAGGACGTGGCAAAAGGCGTTGCCACCGTGCCCGACGCCACAAAGTCGCCCTCAACGCGCCATTGCGTGGAGCTAATGCCAGTCAGTGTGAATGAGCCGCCAACCAAGCCACCCGTGGTGCTGCCGCCCATTGAAACAGACCGGATGGTGGTGCCGTCAGCCTGGAACACGTCACCAGAGTCGGCCACCGTCAGTGACCCACCCATGAGCGAACCAACGATGAACGTCGTTGCCGCATCGGTGATGACCTTTGCTGCATTCGAGGTAACCAGCACCGTGGTGCTGAACTCAAACTGCATGCCGACTTGGGGCGCCGGCAGGGTGTAGACGTTGCCAGCGGCGCGGTCAAACAGGCACAGCGCACCGGACTCTTCGGGGGCAAGAGTGCGGGTTGCGCCAACGCCGTCGATGACTTGACGCAGCAGGCCCAAGCCCATTGCTGGGCCGCCAGGAGTGATGCGCGGAAGTGAGGGGATGGTTGCCATGATGGTTTCCTGTGTTGGTTGTCGGTCAGCTCGTGCGGCGGGTGCACCATTCGGGCTTTGTCACCGCAGCGGCCCAAAGCACGTCGAAGCGGCTAATGCGGCGGTTGTTTACGATGTCAAAACCACGAACAAAGCGGAGGCTGATCGAGCCTTCATCCGCCAGCGAGGATTGCGCGGCCATGTCCATTCCGCCCGGCAACTCCATTTCCGGCGACACGAACGTGATTGCGTCGCGGTGCCAGAGGATGTTTTGCGAGTAGGCCGTTGATGCCGTGCCGGTCACCACCGTGATAGCGGCGTTGTCGGCAGCGCGCTGGGTGACGTTTTGGTAAGCGCCGCCAGCGATGATGGCTGGAGAGATTACGATGGTTGCATTGCCAGAGCCGTCCGAAGAGGCGTCAGCCGTTACCACAAAGTTCTGCAGAGCGCCCGTGCTTTGCTTCGTTTCCGGGTTGACAGCAAAAACGCCCGTTGCACCGGAGCCGATGGTGAACACGTCGCCTTTGCGCAAACGCAGCGCCGCAGCCGATGTCCAGCCGTCAGTGACTAGGCTGGTCGTGGCAGCGTAGGGGTTGTCAGTCGCGCCTGCGTTGATGATCCCTTGCAAGCCGTTCACCAGCGGGGTGCCGCCCAACGGACCCACAGTGTGCGTCGGCACGTTCTGGCTCATCATGATGCCCAGGCCAAGCGCATCCTGCAAAACGCCTTTCTTGAAGTTTTGGCTGATCTGCGAGCCTGCGTTAAACAGGCCAGAAAAGCCACCGACCAACGCGGCGTTGGCGGTCGGGTTGAAGGCAGCGTAGCGCAGGCCGTCACGCGGGCAAGCGTTGTTGTCCATGGGGACCTGAGCTTCAGCCACTTGCAGAAACGTGCTCGGACCGGTGCCGGGAGTGCCAACGAAATTTGCAACCGCGTTCTTGACCAGCGTGCCGATCTGCAAGTCCACCTCGGCAGCAATGCGCAAACCGGCAGGCTTCAGAAAGCGCTCACGGAATGCCTTGTCAATGCTGCCATCGGAACGGACCGCGGTCGTCAGGTCGTAGTCGCTGACGGCGAAGTCAATGCCCAGTTCGGGGTTGACGACAAGCGGCACCGTGCTTTCGGTGATGTCCTGCACGTTTGCCGCCGCGCCGTTGCGGATGGTGAACTGCACCGGGCGGCGCGCATAGATGGTCGAACCCGGGGCGTACTTGCCCTTCCACATGGGTTCGTAGTCGGTGTTCATGTTGCCCAGGAAGGCGGAGTTGTTGTGAGCAATGCGAATCACCTCGTTGGTGATGAGCGTTGCAGTCTGGAGAGCGTTTGCCACGATGTACCTTTCGACGCCTCACGGCGCTAGAAATTGAGTTAAAGCTGACCCGCGTTTTCCCGTTCGTTTGCCCACTTGACGTAGGCTTTGATGTCGGACGGCGGGCCGCCGTTGATGGTCCCTCTGCCCCGCGTGGGTTCCACGGGGGTCGCTGCGTTGCTGCGCTGCGGTTGCGTTGATGCCGTTGCTGCATACGCTTTGGCTTCCAATCGGGAAAGCGCCCGGCCGAAGTCAAAATCATCCATGCCAGCGAGTGCGTCAGCTTCCGCCGCGTTCTCGGGATCGGTGAGGTACTGGATAAGGGCCGCTGGCTTTTCCGCCGTCAGCACCCGAAGTTGCTTCGGTGCCGGCAGGACTGCCGCGAGGTCATCCGTCAACTCTTCAAACCGTTCTCCAAGCGCCTTGCGGGTTTCTGCCGCTGCCGTCTGCAACTGCTTCTGGCGGGACTGCTCCGCGTTGATCGTGGGTGCGAGCTTTTCAGCTTCAGCCCTAATCCGCTCCTGCAGTTCCGCCCGTGTGAGTTGCAGCGTGTCGCCGCTATCGCCCAAGGCGTCGGCATTGTATGCCCCGGTTTGTTGACGTTGCAACGGAGCATTTGAGCGCAAAGATGCAAGCTCGGCTTCTTGCTCTCTGCGGATGCGCGTGAGTTGGGCAATCCGGCGCCGTTCGCGCGCAAGCTCTTTCTCCAGCGGAGATTTTTCGGGCTTTGCCTCGCCTTCTGTGGTTTCGGCCTGCGGTTCGCCTGATGTTGTCTCGGCTATGGCTGGCGTGTTGGTTTCGGCCTCTTGATGGCCGGTCGCCTCGGCTGCTGGTGCAGCGGGTGACAACGCGGTTTCGGTGCTCATTCACTCTCCACGGGGGCGCATCACTGCGATACCCATAACAGCTCGACTATTTGCGCCGGTCGGGCAGCGGGTTAAAGGTGCCGGCAAAAAGGCTTGAATCAGAAGGCGCGGATGCGGTCTTCCAGCACTGCCGCATAGCCGTCCATGAACCGGGCCTGGTTCCGCAGGCGCATCTGTTCCGCTTCAGGCAGCGTCGGGAAGATGGGGCCTTGGAAGAAGGCCAGCAGCTTGCTCAGGCGCTCGCTCAGTTCTTCCTTCTCGTCCACAACGCTCTGTTGGTGAGGGGCAAGGGTCGTCATGTCTGGTTGTCCTTTCTGTTGGTGCACCGGCAGGGGCTGGGGATCAAGCCGACAGGCGCCGCAGTAGCTCTCTGCCAGATTCGGTGAGTTCCAGGGGCACTTCCGCAACGTCTTGCCGGGCGTCTCGGCCGGTGCCGCAAATAATCCCCCTCTGCTGCATCAAACGGTCGAGTTCGGCTGCCTCTTGGCTGAGCTTGGGCATGGTGAGGTCTTGTTTCGAGTTCATGATGTCTCCAGTTGCTAGGGAGATAGTCGGCAGGAGCTTGAATCAAGCCGCGATTGCCGCTGCCACGGTCTGCGCCATGCGCCGGGCGTAATACTTTATGCCGGCCACGTTCCAATGGCGATCCGTACCGCCGCCGCCCAGGTAGACATCCGCGTTGCCGTCGCCGGTCGTTGCACCCACGCGGCCGGTGCCGAAAATCACTCCCTGGTCGCCTGTTTCATAGCTGGCCACGGGGATGTAGGTCGCGCCCAGCGAGAGCGCCTGCGTGCGCACCCATGACGTAACCGCCTGGTGGGTCGCGTCCTCTGTCCACATGCCGCCCAGAATGCCCGTGACGATGATTCTGGTTGTTGGGTGCTTGGACTTGGCGAGGCCGATGGCGTCGGTGACGCCCTGGCGAACTGCCGCCTCGGTCTGGTCCAAATCGTTGCCGCTGCCCCAGAGCCACACCACGTCGATGGTCGGGTCTGCCGCCTCTCGCGTCATGCGCCAGGCGTAATTGCCGGTGTTCGTGAACGTCTTGGCGAAGCCCGTACCACCTGCACACGACTGCACAGGCACGGCGAACCCCAGCACCCGAGAAATGACGGCGCCAACTCGCGCAATGGCATCGCTGCTGGTGGGCTCGGTTTCGCCCACGGCCGCGCGGCGCACGCCGAAGGAGTCGGCCACGATCTTGATGCGCGGACGCCGGCCTGGCTTCCAGATGGTTGCCGTTGGGCCGCAGCGCACTTCCCACAGCCGCACGCCGGCCGGCTGCTGGAACTCGATCACGCGGGGCTTGCGGCCACTGAAGACGAACCGGAACCACATTTCGCGGTTGTCGCCAGCCAGGGGCGCCGTGGTGGTGTAGTCCGATGACTGGGCAGTGACCCCATCGATAAGGAACTGTGCCACCGTGGCGGACTGGCCATAGAACATGATGGCGATGTCGGTGGCGTCAGTCACCAACTCGAACACCCCGTTCTCGAACAGGCGATCCGTTCCGCCGCTGGTGTACGCCTCGCTTTGTGCAGCCGTGCCGTACCACTGGGTATCGATGATCCCGCCAGGCACATTGAGCCATTTGGCCGTTTCCGCGTTCGACGTGCGGAAGTTGTAGCTCCGGGTCAGGGCCGCGCGCAAGGTGGCCGCCTCGGTGGCCACGTTGGCTGCCGTCACCGGCCCCGGCGTGACAGTCGCGGCTGCGGCGTCCACCGTGATGTCTGTGGCGCTCGGCAGGTACTGCACCAAGGACCGCATCCCACCCCCTTGCACCAGGGCTTGGACTGCTAGCGGTAGATTCGTTGTGTCCGTTTCATAGTCAAACGATGCGCTTGTCGTGTTTGTCAGAGACACCGCCGCGCCATCGGGGTAGCCCGTCCAACGCTTGCGGAACGGCGCAGGCCCCCACGCTTCAGAAACTGCCACACCACCCGTGGGCGTGATCGTCACCGATCCAAACCCACCACCCGTTGCCACTTCCAAGAATCCGTTGTTGGAAATCAGCAGCGATGTCGCCGAGCCCGCTTCAAGGGTAGTCATTGCATTACCTCTGCGCCCTGTTCGGGCATTGTTTCTGGCATTTCGCTCATTTCTGGCTGTTCCATGCCCTCTTCCATCTCGGGCGGCTCATAGGCTTCCGGCATCTCAGCAGGCAACGGCTCGGGCTGCGTCAACATGCTGTTGATAAGGTCGCCAACGATGACGCGGAGTTGTTCTTCGTTGGCGCCCGTGACTTTGAGCCGGTCTGTCTCTGCGCTGTAAGCCTTAATGTCCAGCTCACGTTTCTGCGCGTCGGACTCGACTTCTTTTTGCTGAAGCTGCGCGTCTTTCTCGTCGCACTCCCGCTGCGCGTCTTCAGCGTGTTGGATGGCTTCCTTTAACGCTGCTTTCATTTCTTCCATTTGCGCCTTGAGTGCGCCGGTCGTCTCTTTCTCGTCCGGCTGCAGGATGGCGCGCACTTCAGGCGGAGCAACTGCGGTCAGCACCTGGGCCAGCTTGTCAGCGTGTGGCACATCCAAACTTTGCGCCCACAACGGGGCCAGTGCGGGGGCCATCTGGGGATTGGCGCGGATCATTTCGGCAAACGCCGCTTGTGCTTGCTGGCGTTGCGTGGTGAAACTTGCCCCGACCACAACGCGCACGTCATAGGTGCCGCGTGATGGGTTGATGCTCAGGCCGTTTTCTGTTTCTTGAACGGCTTCCGGCTGGTTGGGATTGATCTGCACCATGCTTGGCGTGTTGTCAATCCCAAGCATCCGTTGTTGGCGCGAGGTGTCCAGTAGTCTGGCGCACATCTGCATGGTCAGCCGGCCGATCTGAGCCATGCCTGCAGCTAAGTGCGATTGAAAGTGAGCCGTGCTGGATTCGCCCTGAGATTTGCGCGCGTCAATCGCTACGCCGCTGCTTTCGTTGCTTGGGGCACCAAGGTTCGCCTGGTACATCCCGATGCTGGCTTGGATGTCCTG